GAAGCTCTGCGGTGAACGTAGTGTTTGGCGTTGGTGCCAATATAAAATTATCTACATCAAAAACAGCATAATATCTTGGAGATCCTGTAGTGGTAGAATCTGGAGTGTATGTTTGTAAAAAACTAGGATCTTTAAAGTCTATAAAGAATTTATCTCCATCTGAACCTGCAAGGCTAAGAGAAAACGGTGCTAAAAAATCTCCAGGGCAAGCTAAGTATTTATTACTAGCCGTTGTAGAAGCTGTAGCATTTTTACGAAACATACTAAGTTGTACATTTTTTAATATTCGTTCCTCTGCTATTCGTATGAATAATGGAAGATTTGTTACAAAAGAGGTCTCATCATTCTCCGTATAATCTTGAATAGCTGTTTTTAATTGGTCGTAAGTAAAGCTCATGTCATCACACTATTGTTATGTTTCCTACCATAGCACTGTGGTTAGTGCATTGATATACTAAGGTCGTATCACTTGGTTCATGCGGGACAATAAACTGTGTCAATCCTGTTGTTGAATTATAATTTTCTGTGACACCTGTCGTGAAGGCAGATCCACCATTAGATGTTCTAATTTGCAAAGGGTGACTGCTTACATTTGCTGTATTGTCTATAAGATAAGTGTGACCTTTGTAGAAAGTAAAGTTTGGATTATTACCCGCAGTAGCTCCAGGGCCAGTAAAAGTATACGCAGAAGAACCGCTTGTCCCTGCTACATATGTCGTTACAGGCCCAGATACTTCGTCATTTAGTCTAATCCAATTTCCACCGTGTGCGAAATACAGTCCCGCAGTCGCATGCACATGCGCGACAGCGCCATGGTATGTAGAGGCACTTGGTAAATCACTTAAAGCTGCATAATAGAATACAATTTTATTTGCACCAGAGCTAACATCAAATAAACCATTTGAATCAATTATATCAGTAAGAACATTAGAACTGTTACCTAATGCAGCATAAATCTCATTAAAGTTATCATTTATTTTATCTGCACCTGCACGAAGAGTATCTCCTGATCCGTCATTTGCAGATGAGCCAATACCTACTGTTTGTTTTGCCATCTTTTAACCCTCGTCAAACGTATCTGTTGTTGAATCTAAAGTAATAGAAGTGCTGTCAAATCTTGGAGCAAAAGAAACAGATCCTACTTGACCTGTTGCAGCAAGTCCTGTCACGCTTACTATGTTCTCATTTACTAACACCTGCCCAACTTGACCTTGTAATTGTGGTGTAGTTTCTACTTCAGTTGGAAGTTGCGATACACCGGCAGACGACCATTTTCCATTACCTAAATACTCTATGCCATTAGTGGTAACAATAAGAAACGGTTTTACTGGATTTTCCTGATCCGGTCTTGCTTCACGCAAAGCTTGAGCATCTATTACTTTACGAAAAGGACCTAATTGAGGTTGCTTTGGTTCATACTCATCTTTACCAACAATAAGACCATTCCACTCTTTACGCATATCTTTATAACGATAGCGAAAACCAGATCGGTCTGAGATCGCAAAAGCATTTTTACCAGAAGCAAATTTTGACATTAGTTTGTCCTAAAATATTCATATCTGGGCACAATATTAAATGAAGATCGGTCTCGGTCCTCCGCCATTGCTCTTTCAAACTCTTCTTCATACATGGCTTTTAATAATTGTGTTCTTTGAGGGGCTCTTTTAATTGACATGTAATACGCTAGTCCTGCTGCCAAACATGGATAAAAACGAAAAGGCATATCCATTGTATTGACGTGAGCATCCGCGTCATCCATGCGTGTCAGAGCATTATAAATAATAGTGTCTGTTGCGTTTTCAGGTCGAGGCCAAATATTTAAGGTTGGCGTTATTTGTCGATCTAAAAAAAATTGAGCCGGTCTGCCTTGAGTAGTTTTATTTGGAATAGATAAAAAAGTGTCACGACTTACTCTATCTAAAGAAAAGTCTGTATTACTTCTACGCACTACAACAGACAAAACATCAATTATATCAGTGCCTAAATCAATGTCTCCATCAGCTTGAGTTGTTGTAAAACTTCTTTGCTTAATGGTCCATTGATTTAAGCCCCGATTTGCCCATTCTGCAAGCATAAGATTTAAAGATCTTTTAGCGGTTTTTAAATCATAACCCGTTCTAACCTCCAAACCACAACGTTCAAACGCTTCCTCAATGTATTCTGCAACATCAAGTTCAAAATCTTTGCTTCCAGAAACTGCCATTTACTTCTTCTTTTTCATTGCAGCGCCACCGCCACGCATTTTTTTAATCATGCCGCCACCGCGCATTTTCTTCATTGCAGCGCCACCACCACGCATTTTCTTCATCGCCGCACCACCACCGCGCATTTTTTTAGCCATGCCGCCGCCGCGCATTTTCTTGGTGCCGCCCATTGCCATTTTTTTTCGAGGACTCATTGCCATTTTTTAATCTCCAATACAAAGTTTCACGTTGTTTAAAAATAGCCTCAACATTATAGTCTTGGCTATAGTTATCATAATAACCTAATTTTTTTAAATTGTATGCAGCTTCTTGAACTTTTGTTAATCTTTGTACAAAAGTCATAGCATACGGAGTATTTACATGAGGTTCAAAATCTCCTTCATCAATTAAATCATTGCTATCGTCATCTGGATGAAAACCCATCAACCACATATCAGCGTTATTAAACATACCCTCCGAGATTGCTTCATTAAGTCTTTCGAGCTCCGCATGAAAAGTTTGTGCGTCTCTTTTGTAAAATGTGTCTACAAGAATAATTAAATCAAACTCCTCGTTAAAATTTACGATTGTGTTATATAATGACTGAGACCCACCATATTTAAAAATAACACCCACTTTCCCATCTAACCAAGCTTTTTTTGCATATGGACAAGACGGTAGATTGTTAAAATACGGATTTGGCTTTTCTAAAGCAAAAGCAGACCAAGCCCGAATTTCTTCAAGAATTTGTTTTTCGTCACCGATGTAAAAATTCATTACATTCATTATGCAGAAACCGATCCTTTTGTTCTTTTTCGTCGGTTTTCCATAACCGCACCACACCCTCTTGCGACTACCCCTTGTCCGTTCGGACGCGGCGTTTTCCTTTTTGGTTTTTGGTTTTCGATTGCTCCGCCAAAGGCTGCGGTTTTGACTTCTGCGGCTTTAGTGTTTTTGACGACGGTTTGGCCTTTTTTACCGGCTTCCTTTTTTTTGCGAGCGGTTCTTGCTCTCTCGGCTTTTGAGAGACTGTTTGCTTTTGACCTCGGAAGACACCGGTCAGGATTTTTTTTATTTTTTGAAGTGCCGCACGGACCTTTGATACTACCATCTGTTCCTATCCTTACCCAATCTTGTTTTAACCAGTTTTTAAGTTCTCCCATCTATCTACCCTTTCGCTTACCGCCTTTGGATTTTTTCGCATAGTTGGGATCTTTACAATATTTAGATGCAGCTAGATTTGCATACGCTGAAGGATAAGTATCAAACGTTCTTTTTGCCCATGCTTTTCCCTCCGGACAAATCTTACTACCTTTTGATTTTTTTGACGCGCCACCCCCGTTTTTAAAATAGGTTAAACCTTTTGGGATAGCCTTATTTTTTCGAGGCGGCTTTGAAACTTGCTTCCGCATCTGTGCCCTGGACATTGCCATATCGTATCTCCATTTGCGTTTTCATAAAATCAATTTGTGAGGCCATTACCTCTGTTCGTTTATCTACAGCTATTAAAGTTTTTGTTACCCAATCAGCCCAACTGTATCCAACACCTCCGACACCAAGAATAAAAGCTGTCACAAGAGTTACTGTCACTTGTTTATTTAACATCTCCACCTTTTCCTTGCTTGTCTTAGACGTGAATTTGGGTTTTTTGCAGCTTTTGGAAATTTTTTCATTTGCCCTGCCGACCTAGCACAAAATGATTTGCGCCGGGCTTTTTCTGATTTTGTAAGACCTTTTTTCTTCGTGACGGCAGTTTTAAGTTTAGAACCAGGATTTTTTCTACGGTACGCTTTTACACCGGCCTCTGTCATTCCCGCTCCCTTTTTTGTAGGGCGAAAATTTTTTTTATTTCTCGCAGGCATCTTGTCTTTTTTGCGAGCCATAGAAAATCCTAACTGAAGAAAATTGTCACAGCAGTAACATTTGTAGCAGTGCCTACATGAATATCACTTGCAAAAAGCAAACCCTCATCTGGAATGTTTACCGAATGTGTTTCGGACGCAGAAAAATCTATATCCAAAACTGTTGCACCACCGTTTCCATCAGTAAGGGTAAGTCTACCTGCTCCTCCACCGGTCAAAACTTGTATCTGCCGTAAACGTGCGCGACCAGTAGCAGCCGCGCCAGTTCCGGTCAGACGTTTTGCTTTTACGTCTGAATTAGCCATGTTAAATCCTCTTAACTCAAGTCACTTGCTTGTTGATACAGAATTGTAAATCGAATTGATCCTGAATTTGAAGCGCCTGTGGTTTTTACTGTTACACGAAGATCTACGTCTCCAATGTCTGACCATCCTAAAGTCGCTCCGGCTTCAGTTGTGGGATATTTTCGCCCAACGGCACCACCACCAGTAGCACATGTAAATCCGTTCAGAATAGTGTTATCGTTTCCACCAGAAGTTCCCAAACTTAAAACTGCGGCGGCGTTTCCAATTGCGGAAACAACATCAATCACACAGTCGATAATTTGTGATTTTGCTGGAAGCACTACATTTGTGTCAGATTGAGCGATAGCTCCACCAGATACGTCAATTAAATGAGTTTGTGCCATTACAACTTGGCCAGTGTTTTTAACGTCTGTACCAACCGTAGTGCCAGTAGTTTCTTTGATTGTGCCTGCTATAAGAGGACCAGAAAAAGTTGTTCTACCCATGTAGATCTCCTGTCTTGGGTTAAGTCAGCAGCCCCATGCTGCTGTCAGGGATAATTAACTATACCACATAAAATAAAAAAAGAAAGGGCCGCAAAAGCAGCCCCCTCCATCGTCAAGATATAAATTAAACGCCCGGTGATCCGAAGACACAACGCCAATCAGAAACTCCGAAGCTATATCGCTCACGAGCTTTAAATCTCATGTTGCCTGTGTCAAAATCACCTTCCATAGCCGTTTTTATAGGAGTACGCTGAAATAGTTTAAAACCATTCGGCGAATCTGTTTTAATAAAAAAGGCATCGGTGTCGTTTAAAAAGTGGTTTACAACTGCTCCTTCAGGCAACATACCCATTGCTTTCATAGCATTGATATCATTGTCTGCTGAACCAGGACGTAAATTAGAATTGATTACTCTTTCAGCAATAAACTGAAGTTCTTTTGGAATAATCAATTTCATACCACGTACAGCGATTTTAAGACCGCGTTCATCTGTGAAACCAGCTATATCAATCAGCATTTGTTCCAATGAAGTTTCATTTAGATCTGCTGCTGTTGACAGTTCGTTTCGTTGATTGCCCGACAAACTTGGGTGTGCGTCGGAACAAAGCGCGGCACCGTCACCAATTGGTGAAGCAGTTGAAAACGCATTGTTTAATACAGACGCTGCTTTAATTTGCTTTGTCTGTGACATTGAACGAGCTAAAGCACGGGTATAACGGGCTGCAAGTCTGTCATAAAGGTTGTCTTCAATCGCTTCTTCTGTGATTGAAAATGCCAAAGCAATGGTTTCATGTGTGTAACGCGCAGTAAATGTTTCCTGTGCATCATCAAATGAAATTGCTCCGCCTTCACCTTTAACTGGAGCCGTCCCAAAACCACCGAGCATTACTTCTTCTTCGAAGGCTCTGTCAGAAGACTCCTCTTCGAAAATTTCAGCATGTTCGTTGTCATAACGGTCATACTCCAAACCAAACAGCGCGTTAAGGCCGGGTTCCAACTCTTTCGCTAGTTGTGCGCGAGAGATAGCCATAATCTATTCCCCTTCCTTATGTGCCGGTTGAATCCGCAGTTGTCTGCGAATCAAAACGACGGGTTGCTGCGTTGTAATGTGCGTTAATTCTAACCAACAAATGCGCTCCTGCTGAAGCGTAATCATTGTTTGAATCGTCATCTACTAGCCCAACAATACGCAAAGGTAAAGTTGCTGTAACGGCTACAGAAGCCACACTAAGTTGAGAGTTGGAACGACCTGTAGCGGTTACACCGGTACGGGCAGATGTTCCAAGTGAAGCATTTGCAAATACTGTTGCTAACGCGGTTGATCGGTTAGTAAGAGTAGCATCTGCGGCGACAACAAACAATTGATCCGGATTGTCAGCAACGAGTGCCTTTACCGGAAAATTTGTGTCAACACTTACACTATTTGCACCTGGCCAATAATTTAAGAACACAGGTTTCTTTTGGTTGCTATCCTGGTATTCAACTCCCATCAAGACTCCTAATGCTGCGGTGGTTCCACCGCTGGTAGCACCAGCTTGATCTATCACACCCGCTGCTGTGGGTACGACAAGACCGTACTGGAAGAGTGCGTTGGTATTATTCGACGCAATCTCATAGGTAGTGAGACCAGTGCTATTTGTAGCACTTCCCACCAGCCCGACAGGACGAAGACCAAAAGCTGTTTCGGCATTTGCCATAACGTTTCTCCGTCAGTTTGTGGGGCCCCGCTATTCTTTGCGCGGGCCACCGAAGGTTACACGAGATTGACGATCAGGTTTATTGATCGTCATGGTTGAGTGTGCGTTCTCGCGCATCATATCCTGGTCCACTGCTATCATTTGGTCGGCATTGCGACGCGCAAAATATTCATTACGTTCTTTAGCAGTATCAATGGGTATTCTAGCAAGAACAAGTCCACCAACCCCAAACACTCCCTCATATCTTCCTGAATCAATCACTGGTGCTTCAAAGTCAGGAAACTCATCCCTTCGAACAAGTTCAAAACCTTCACGCATTCTTGCTGAAATGTTTTTGCGGTCATCAAAACCACGCGCTTCAGCACGAATCCAGCGATGTTTATAGCCCTCTGGCGCAGGCGGAGCATCTAGCATGGACGGGGGAGCCCACGGACGTCTTTGTTCCGTTTTCTCCCGTGTTTTATTATTGCGAGGGGCACGATCAATACCCTCAAAACGATCTTTCGTTACATCAGACATTTTTCTTACTCCTTCACATGTTTCGCATATTCTTCTAGCGGCACACCTAATTTTTTAGCAATTGCTACTTGGGTCGGTGAGAGTTTTACCCTTCTGTTGCGCCCAGAATTACTACTACCAGTAGCGCGGGAAACACCGGCAACCGTCTGAGCGGCGCGTTTACCAGTACCCGAATCATTTACCGCAACCTCCATATTGAAGGTTGAAGCAATACGATTATCAAGTTCAGTATAGTACTCATCGCTCGTCGGGTCAAACCCTTCGTCTTCGACAAGTTTTTTATGTATGCCAAATGCTGCAAAAGTCTTTGCTT